GAGCCGGCGGTCTATGCTCAAATGCGCGATGCTTTAGAGGCCCACATTGAGGTAGCTAGTCAGGAACTGGGCCGAGTCGCGTTACAAGAAAACAAAAGAGATATAAACCAACTGCTGTCCGGAGTAAAAACTGTGGATGGTAAAACCGAATAACCAAGGGGAGTAAGATGGAATTAAAATCACTGTGGGTCACGGAACCCGAGGAAGAGTACCACGCAAAAAAAGACATCATCAGCGCATCAGGTTTGAAGAAAGTTATCCATTCGCCGGCTCATTACCAATGTATGTTGAACGACGAATTCAAAACTACACCGGCAATGGAAGAGGGCAAGTTAATACACCGGGCAATTTTGGAACCTGACCTTTTCCTAAAAACTATGGTGGTGGCGCCTAAGTGTGACCGGCGTTACAAAGAGGGGAAAGAGAAATGGGCAAAGTTCACTGAAACCCTGACCGGCGACGAGACCATTGTCAAAGATGGCCAAATGGATATGCTTCTAAAAATTATAGAAAACATTAAAGCCTACCCAATGGTCGCCAATATGTTGACGGATTCTGTTTTCGAAGTTTCCGGCTATTGGGAGGACGAGAAGTTTGGCCCGTGTAGAATGCGCGCTGATGCCATAAGTGAAAAAGAGTGGATCTTCGACATTAAGAAAACCAAGGACGCCCAACGCCATGCTTTCGAAAGGCAGTTGTGGAAGTTGCGCTACGATGTTTCGGCGGCCTGGTACTCGCGCGGGTTCGAGGCAATTGTCGGTCACAAGCCAAAAGGTTTCGCATTCATTGCTATTGAAAGTTCTTACCCTTACCCAATTTACATTTACACGGCTGACCCAGCGTTGCTTGAGTGCGGTCAGTATGGTGGAAATGATTCCATTGGTTACGAGCAGGCCGCTTGCATCCTTATGGATTGTCGTAAGACTGACAACTGGCCAATGCCACAAAGTAAGCCGGAAACTATTTCCGTGCCTAACTACGTGCTGTAGGGGGAGCCATGCACATAGAACTTGATGAGCACGCATTTATCACTGCTGAAGTTGAAGAAACCGACGAAAGCTTTTCGCACGAACATGGAATCGAAAAGCGTACCGATTATGAAATTAAAAGCTGGTCGCTGATGGTCTATATTGATTCGATGGACTACGATTTAACCAAAGGATTGAACGACAAAGAGCGCGACTATTTTGAACAAAAGATTTACGCAAAAGCAATGGAGGAATGATGGAAAGGATTTTCACGCTGTTACAGAAAATCGAAGCTTCCAAAACCGAAGTCTACGATTTAATTGCGAAGTCCCTGCGTAAAATTGCAAAGGACTGTCCTAACTGTAGCAACTCTGGGGCACTGTATAACACGCAAGCTGGGAGGTACGAATGGATTGCTGAGCAGTGCGAATGGTGTTACACCGAAAAACTCAGCAGGTTTCATGTAAACGAAAAACTAGCAGAGATTAAGGAACTATTAAGATGAAAATCGACAATCCATTCTTAAATAAAACCACGGAGGATCAAACGTTGCTTTGTTTGACCCTCCACAAGAACCGGGACACCGCCGTGCAAATCGGTGACGACATAGTGGTTGTCCCAGAAAACAACCCAAGAAATCGAAACCAAATAAGGCTTTACATTTTGGCGCCGAGAGAAGTAAAAATTAAACGATTGAACCAATTCAAAAGGGAGAAGTGTTATGACGACACAAACGGAAATAGTAAAAGGACCGATAAAAGCGCAAGGCCAAATCGAAATGGAACCGGAGGAACAGCACCCATCGAACCGCAAGAAAAAAAGGGTCAGGCGAAAGAAACCGGACCCATCAGTTAAGGCAGCGGAACCCGAAAACAAATTAGCGCCGCTGGGCATCGACAAGAAAACCCAACAGCTAGTCGTCGAAGATGGCGACCAATTAATGAGACAAATCAATTTGCTATGGCAGGGCAAAGCCTTTCCCGCAACTATGGACACCCCGGCGAAATGCGTAGCGGCCTGGAACCTTGCGGCTTCATTCGGCAACGTTTCCCCACAGCGAGCAATGTCGCGCATGATGTACATCGGCGGTCAGCTTTCAATTTGGGGCGAACTACCTAAAGCGTTGGCGGAAGCGACCAAAGAGCTTAAGAAGTTTGAGTTGTTTGTCATTGATGCCGACTACAAAAAGATTTGCATGGAAAACAAGAACTTAATTTCTGACCCGTTCGCTGCCATTTGTCGAATAATGCGAAACGACCGAAGCCTTAACGAATACCACTTCACTATGCAAGACGCTTCAGTCGCCGGGCTCCTTACCAAGAAGGGTGACATTTGGAAGAAATTTACCAAGGTGATGCTAATGTGGCGCGCCCAGGGTCAAGCCTTAAAGTATGAGTTCGGTGATGCCTTGATGGGCGCCGAGATAGCGGAAACTAGGTTTGACGAATACCCAGGCCTAAAGGATGTTACCCCGCATGTTAACACCGCAAGCGGTTTGATGGCGGACTACGTGGAGGAGGACAAATGAAAAAAGTCTTAGTTACTGGCGCCGCCGGCTTTATTGGTAGCCACCTACTCCGAGCCTTAAGGGCAAAGGGAGCTGACGTTTATGGTATTGATAATTTTTCTTCTGGCTTCAAAGAGAACCTACCCGTTGGGTTGTCGCATAGGATTTTCCCTTTCGATATAACGAACCACGCGGGAGTGTACGAAGTTTTCAAAGTCGTTAAGCCTGACGTTGTTTTCCACCAAGCAGCGCGGGGTTCTATTCCGCGTAGCTTGCAGGAGCCAACGCTAACTTGGAACGTCAACGTCAACGGCTTTGCGAATATCTTGGAAATGGCGAAAGAGTTCAAAGTTCAAAAGGTTGTTTATGCTTCCTCGTCATCGGTTTTCGGTACGCCAGAAAACCAGGGCAGGTCTGAAACTCAAATTAAAACTGAGTATAACAATCCGTACTCGTTATCTAAAAGGGTAAATGAATTGCAGGGCGCCGCCTTCCAAAAGATGACAGGAATCCCATGCGTTGGGCTTAGGTACTTCAACGTCTATGGTCCCAACCAAAACCACTGCGAACCATACGCCGCCGTGATACCTAAATGGCTGCGAGCGATTGCCATGGGTAAGACTGAAATAATTATTCGTGGTAGCAAGAATTCAAGGGACTTCACTCATGTAGACAATGTGGTCCACGCGAACATTTTGGCAGCGACTAACGAATGCCACTACCCGGTTTATAATGTCGGCACCGGGCAAACAACCAGCCTTGGCGATGTTTGGAATATGATTTGCGCTAACCTTGAGGCGAACTATGATGTGGTCCCACCTCTGAAGCGCATAGTCTACCCGGAGGCAGGCGAAACGACTTACTCGCGCGCCGACATTACCCTCATTCGCAAGGACCTGGATTACGAGCCTGTGAAGACTTTCGCGATGGGACTTTATGAAACAGTGGACCACTATTTACAAGGAAGCGGAATAAGGAGGAAGTATGGAAGCGAACATAAAAACGGTGGACAGGATTCTGAAAGCCACGATCACAGTTTTACTTAATTCACTGCGTGAGTACTACAAAAAGCATGACGTAGACCTTGGTGATTTAATTAAAGACGACAGGTTTTTCGAACTGTATCTCTATATGGATCATTACTTTGACGGTGAACCGTTGGACCCGAAGGAAGCCATGTTTTTGGGGGACACTATAAAAACAATTGGGGCTGATAGCTTACGTTTGATACTGGAAAACGTTTTTTGTCTTAACCGTTTCCACGCTGGGATTAAACCTTACCCCACCCCGGAATCAATGAAGGACGTAGCTTTGCCCGACGAGCCCTACGTGAGCGAGGTAGTTTTACCCCAGGATTGCTAATTGCATTTACCAACCAAAGAACGTACAAAATTGAAACAACTTAACCAGGAGAAAACAGTGGCAAAGAAACCAGCTAAAAACCCAGACGGAATCAAAATGAAACGGATGGTGGGCATAGCAGTCGATCAGAAAACGCAGTTGAAAAAACATCAGCAGCTTTCTAAACTTCAGCTAGATTACTTTGAAACCGAGGAAGAGAAAAAAGCTTCCGCGCGCAACTACAACCACAAAATGAAAGACATGAAGGCCACTATTCAGCGCCTTTCCCGTGAAAACGACAGTGGTACCGAGGACACCGAAGTGGACGTTGTGGCTGTTAAGAACTTTGAAGCTAACGAAGTGGAATATTACTACGAAGGCAAGGTTGTTGAGACTCGCGAAATGACGGACGACGACCGGCAAACGGATTTGGAAGACAAAGCTCCGAAAAAGAAAACCAAGCTTCGCAAGAACGCTAAGAACAAAGCGTTTGAAGATGGCGACGAAGCAAATTCCACGGTGAGTTTGGTTCAGTAAACTAATGCTTTTGAAATTTGATATTTCCCGACTACCAAGATCCCCGAACCGTTTCAGTGGCACTAAGCATTGGCAACAATACTCAAGTGAGCGCGGAAAATGGCTTAGGGACTTGGCCGTAAAACTTTGGGGAGTAGAACGTAAAGATTTAGAAGGGAGATTTTGTGAAGTTACAATCCAGAGATATTCTTGTGTTCCCATGGATGCCGATAACGCAGCGGCGGCTTGTAAACCAGTATTAGATTCGCTAAAGGAATTGAACTTTATTGTTGATGACTCTCCCCACTGGATTTACTTTCGCGCTGAGTGGAAGAAGGGCCAACGGGGAAAGGCATTTACCAGAATTATTTTAATGTACCCATGAAGGAGATAGTCAAGTGACTGAATGTGAAAACGCTAGGGATGAGGCCGCAAGTAAATATGTTCTTGATATGACTGGTGCCTACGGACCACTAGCCATGAAATTCGATTATAAAAAAGGTTGGGATGGAGCGCGCGAATGGTTCAAACAACGTATGCACTGGCAATCCAAAACAATTCACAAACAAACCGAGGCCATTGCTAGACTGCGAACTGCCATTGCAAATGTTCTGTGTAACCCAGAGGGCAAGGCATGTTTCGAGGGTTCCGATGCTGACCGGGCAGAAATTGACAACGCCATGGCAGAAGTTAAGGAAATGCTTAAATGACCGAAGCCCAAACAAAGCTCATGGAACAAATTTACCCGCAAGAAGTAATTCCAGATCCACCAATGCCGGGTTACCTCTACAAAACACAAAGCGAAGAACGTTTCCGGATAATCGACGAAAACCTACGCAACCGACTCAGGAGGCAGGGCTATAGGGCTGCAATGAAAGACTGCCAGCCCCTAGTCGATAAACTGAACTGGATTGTCCGCCGCTTTGAGCAAGGCTCGGACATGGGTTTAACAGCCCAGGCAATGCACGATTGTGCCAAGGATGCGGTTGACCATGGCAAAGCCTAGACATGTTTATGTTTGCTCCCGAGATTTTGCCAACGCTGAAAGAAGGTTGGACCTTGGCGAGTGCATGAAGGCATATATTTATTTTTACCCGCGCACAGAATGGGAAGGTAATCTTATTAAGTTCATCGAAAAGTCAGCCGCCGATAAGGTGGTCGGAGCGTTGGAGCAAATGCCTTGCGACTATATGAGTTTAAAGCCCACTGAAGTCTGTAAAAACGAGGACTGTGTAAGATGCGCGGCTTTAAATGAATGGGATGGTAAGTAATGGAACTGATAGAGCACGAACAAAAAGAAAATGAACCTTTTAGCAAGAACCTTCGCAGGCTGGAAACCAACGACCATTACCTAACGCTAGCTTTGTGGAAAACCCAGTACGGGGAAACCTTCGAAATAGGTATTCGTTGCAAAGCCACTGGTCTTTTTAAATTGATGCAAGGCTGGGACTATTACACTTCTTGCAGCTTTGCTATAGACATGGTCAAGGTCTTGCTTGAATCGAAATTTACAGTTGAACAAATTGAACAACACTTGAGGCCTTAACAATGACAACACCAAATCAAATGCAGAAATTTAACAGAGTACTAACCAAGGAGAGAAGAATGGGAAAACCAAAAGTAAAAAAGCGCAAGCCAAATCACCCCGGTTTAGGTATGCCAAATTGGCAGCACCAAGCTAAGAAGCGAAAGCTGGAAGACCTTGTCCTTAATTTGTTGCCGGTTGTTATCCAGTCGGTTGGCATCGTGGGCGCCGTGGATATAGCCATCGCGTTGGCCCAGGAAACTTTGGAAAAGCTGGAGCTGATTAGCCAAGAAACAGAAGAAGATTAGATTTCAACGCTGGGCCGTGGCACCTGCTACACGTTGGTCCTACAGGACTGGCCCGGCGCCAACTAAAAGGAGTCACTAATGGAACAAACGAAAAAGAAAACAACTTTCGACGACAGGCTGGGTAAACAGGCGGTTTCCGAATACGGCGAAATGATGCAGAAAATAGGGGATGCGACTTTTAAAGTGTTGGAAGAGTATGGGCTTAAAAAAATATCGCGCCTTGACTTCGCGTTGTCCCGCACTCATTTCAACAGCTTAGGCTACGTCAACTCGGCGCGCGTAGTTAACTCCGAACAAGTGCAAGGACTCAAACAGGAAATTGAGCTGGGGCTTATGGCGGATTTTCAGCAAACACTGAAGGACTTTTCCTGGGCTGTGGACAACCAAATGGTTCAGCAATGAAGGCACCAATAAGATTTATAATTCCGGCGGTGTGGTTACTTTGCGCCGTCCTAGTTGGCACGGGAACTTTTGAAACTTCCAGGTTGAGCGAAACTATTTTGTTGGTTTATTTGGCGATTTGGAGCTTTGCCGACAAGTTAAAAGATCCTCTGCCAATCGAAGCAATCGACCATGCTATTGGTTACATCGAATATGCCCTGGAGTTCGACGACACTTCCAAGAACACATTTGGGCTGGAAACGAAAACCCTTCCGGCACTGAAAAAAGCCATTAAAGGAAAAGAATTATGAAAGCTGAAACTTGTTCGCACTGTAAAAAAGGAAAGTACCAGCATGGGACGGGACTTTATGACTACTATTCCTGTGGTCACGCTTACGAGAAGCCTTTGAAATCATCCGAAAAAGGCCAATGGGTTTTATATAAAAGCCCCTATTTGAAAGGAGTATCATGAAAACACGTAACAGAACGAGACAGCGGGGACGCAAGCGAATGTTTAAGAACTTTCCCTCAATGTTTATAAAACCCAATATGACTACGCGCTCAAAGTACAACTTGCAGTCCAAACAGGGACGAATGTACTTCAACGACTCCATGTTCGTGAACCCGATGAAAGCCTGCCTTAAGTTTTTCCGTAATAAGGTTTGACCCGTTTCCTCCGGCTGTATCTAAATGGTACGCGGAGGATCCATCCATGCAAGAATATTCCCAAGCCCCTAGTGGCCCGACTACCAAAGTTATGACATTCAAGGAAGTTGAGCGCCAACACATGCTCGACGTGCTGACACTGACCAACTGGAACTACACCCATGCCATGAAATTGCTCGGTTGTTCCAGAGCGACAATGTACCGGAAAACCAAGGAACATGATTTAAATCGCCCCGACCGTCAGTTTTAAGCTACAATAAGCAAAAAGGAGGAACCCATGGCTAAACGAGAAAGAGCCTTTAAGCGGGTTACCAAACAGGGCCGACCTACTAGCCTAAACAAAACCGTCCAAGACAAAATAGTGAACGCCATAAGACTTGGCGCCTATGTAGAGACAGCCGCCGTATTTTCCGGGGTAAGCAAGGTCTCGTTTTATGCCTGGCTCAAAAAGGGGAATAATTACCTACGTTTACAGAAGTTAGAAGAGCATGTTCTCAAATTGGGACTGACGGCCGGACTTAAAAAAGCCGGTACTAAGCTATCCGAATTTGATAAGCTTCGGCATGAGTTCGAGTCTGGGGATGGTGAGAAGTACCTTAGTTTCCTTAACGCCATAGAAAAGGCAATGGGAGAAACTGAGGTTCGGGACCTACAGCAGCTTGATAAGCATATAGGGAAGAACTGGCAGGCCATAGCATGGCGCCTTGAGCGAAAGTTCCCTAAGCGCTGGGGACGCAAAGCCCTGTTCAAAATTGAGGACGAGGACACCAAAGAAAGCGACAGTGGTTTCAACGAAGAAAGTCTAAATACAATAATTGTCCACGAACTGGACAAAATCGGCGACGGAAGGTGGGAAGAGGAATGAGCTGTAGTCACCAATGGGTAGAAATCAAAAGCAAAACCAAGACTAGGCTAATGCGGGTCCGGTGCCATAAATGCGAAGCAACCAAGAAAGTCACCCGCGCAACGACACAGGCAAAGGAAAGTAAATTCCCTTGGGGGACCTTTTTCGCAAACTGGGCAACGATAATCGCCACCACTCCCCAAAAAGATAGGTGGATGTCTGTTCTGTTCGGTTGGTATGGCGCGCTGTTTGCCCACTCCGGCAAGCTCAACAAGAAAGTTGAGGCCAAGAAGTGAAGCTGTCGCAAGCCATTGCCTACCTTCAAAGCTGCTACCAACAGTATGGTGATATAACTATGGCAGTTGTCCAAGGCGATGCGGATAATGCCGTGGTGGACTTTGACCACAAATTAATGGCAATGAGTTTCCAGCCCCACGGTTCCAGCAAGGAAGCAGAATGGACCAAGATTGTTTCTGTAGCGCCGAAAGACTTTAGGTTCCCCACGAATTTGGAGCTTGTAAGACCCGGCACTCACTAAATGAATCCACGCATTAAGGACTGGCGTTACCGGCTAAATCATTTCTATTGGATTATCGACAAGGATGGGCACCGGGTTCTGTTCAAAGAGAATGGCATCCAAAAGAAAATCAACGACTGCCGACGCAAGCGCAAAATGATTCTTAAGTACCGGCAAGGCGGGGTCACCACTAACGAAGCTTTAAAGCAATTGGATTTCGTTTCCACCTCGGCGGGCAAAACAGCCTGCATGATGGCGGACAAAGACTCCAATATGGGAAAGATCTTCAAGAAGGTCCGTTTCGCGCATGGGAAGATGCCCTTATTTATAAGACCAGAGCTCAACAAAGGCGGCGGCTCAAAGTACGAACTGGAATTCCCCCAAATAGATTCCCGGATTTACTGTGCCCTCGAAGGTCGCGGCGACACCATTCACTGGCTTCACATTTCGGAAGCTGCCTTTGCCAACCCCGACCGCATTAAAGCCACACTTGAGGCAGTGCCCATAAATGGAATAGTCACATTTGAGACAACAGCCCACGGTATGAATCATTTTTACAAGCGTTGGGTGGACCCCGACTCAAGTTACTGGAAGGGATTTTTCCCATGGTTCTTTGATGAAAACTACCGACTTAATGGCAGGCACGTCACACTGACCGCCGACGAAGAAGAGTTTATCCACAGGACTTTCCACACTTTCGGCGTTAAAATAGACAAGGACCAGATTGCTTTCCGGCGCGCCAAACAGGAAGACCAGCAAGAATTGTTCTGCCAGGAATACCCCGAGGACGAAGAAACCGCCTTTATCGCATCCGGGGACAACGCTTTCGATCTATATATAATTAATAAGATCCTTAAGAAGTTGGACACCCCAGTTAAGTCCACGACAACCTTAGAGATTTTCAAACCGTTTGACTCGAAAAAGCGGTATGCCATTGGTGCTGATTGCGCCGAGGGGAAAGGAGGTGACTACTCTGTCGCCACAGTGTTCGAAATTGAGTCACGCGAAGAGGTGGCGCAAATAAGAAGCAACAAATGGGACCCGTTTGATTTTGCCGAGGAAATCTATGACCTTGCCTGCCTTTATCACAAGCCGGGTAGGGAATGGCCATTGGTCGCGGTGGAGCGTAACAACCACGGTCATGCTGTTTTGCTCCAGTTGCGCTACCATGTTGATAATGGTGCTGGATACCAGAACCTTTATTTTTACCGCGACGATGAAGATTCTTGTGGCTGGCAAACCGACAAAGTCACTCGCCCGATAATGCTGGACGTATTTATTGATGGCGTTGAGCACGGTACAGTGAAGCTGAACAGTCGCGCCACCCTCATGGAATGTTTGACCTTCATCAACAACGACGGCAAGCTCGAAGCTACCACTGGGGAACACGACGACACGATTATCGCCGGAGCAATTGCCACTCAGATGTGCATCAAAGAATCAAGCAACCTAAGTAAATACGAAAATCTTTCCGACAAAATACTGGTCTAGGGGTATCGAATGGCTCATGAAGAAGAACAGGACACAGCCTTATCAGCGAGCAGGTCCAATCCTGTAGTCGATTTGTATTTCGGAACAGCTGAGAAAACAATTGAGGAAAGCTCCTACCTCCACCGAACCCAGCGCAAGCCGTACAATCCTGACGAGCTTTATACCAGGACCGGCGACTATAGAATTTACGAAGAAATGCGTAGGGATGACCAGGTTCACGTTTGCATGACGCTTAAAAAGGACTTAGTTATTGGCAGCGGTTGGGACATTATCACCGCTGAAGGTGGCGACGAAGCTGTTTCCCTGGACACTTTCGAAAGGCTGGAGCACGACCCAGAGGTTGGCTTCGAAGACCAATTGGAGGAAGTCCTTGAGAATGCCTATACATACGGTTTCTGTTTGTCGGAAAAATTGTTTAAGTTCCGTCCGGACAATTCATTAACTTGGGATGAGTTCAGGTCTCGCCACCCTCAAACCTGGCTGGTTCATACCGACAAGCATGGTCGAGTGAAAAAGTACGAGCAGCGGGGAACCGAAGGTGGGCATCTGGATATTGATCCCAGGTCGTTAATGCACACTATCAACAACCGCCTTTGGCAGAACCCTTATGGAACCTCGGACATTCGCCCTGCCCACGATGCGTGGTTCGTTAAAAGGCACGTTATCCGCTTTTATTCCATTTTCCTGGAAAAGAACGCCGGGCCAATGCCTTATGGAAAATATGACAAGAACACCGCGCCAGGTAAGGTCCGGGAACTATTTGATATTCTTAAGAAGTTTCAACAGAAGACCGCCATGGTATTCCCCGAAAACTTTGATGTTCAGTTTTTGGAAAGCAAGAACACCGGGGAAGCCTACATTAAAGGGATAAACCTCTTTAATATGTTCATTGCCCGTTCCTTGTGCATACCTGACCTTTTAGGTTTTTCTGGCAGCGGAAGTCAGTCCGGTGGGTCCCAGGCTCTCGGGCGCGAGCAAATAAATATCTTTCTGAAACACATCCAACGCCGCCGCAAGACTATTGAGCGCATGGTAAACCGCCACGTTATCCAGCCCATGGTAATTTGGAACCACGGCTTTCAAGAGAAAATGCCCTTCTTCCAGTTCAACCCAATAAGCGAAGAGGATGTCATTAAGTACGCGGAAACATTCCTTAAAGCCATGAACGGGAAAGTGTACCGGGCCAGTGACGAGGAAATTAATCACTTTAGAACGCTTATCAAATTTCCGGAGGGGGAAGTAGTTCGACCAGATCCGACAACATCACCTGATAGTCCTTCCCCTTTCGGGAAACCCTTGTCCACCGAGGACATAGACCCAAAAAAGCTCGAGGTAGAAACCGAAAATAAGGACGACAAGTCCAAGGAAAACAAGGGCTTAGAAACCGGCAAGAATAAGCCACCCGTTCTTGACGAAAATTCGATGGATGATGCTGAAAAGAAGAAGTCCTTTGTGTTCGCCAACCCAGCCGGAACGTTCCACGAGAAGGTCAACTTCCAATCAATTTCCACCTTAATGCAAGCCACTGAAGAGGGCATTGTCGCGGAAGCCAAGCCACTAATCGAAAACATATTCATGGACTACATTGACCAAATACAGAAAAAGAAACTTGTCGATGGTCCTGGGGGGAAGCCTGAGCGCATTCAAACCCTTAAGGTTAAAAAGAAAAAGCAACTTCAATTGCTGCTTAAAAAGCACTTCATGGATGAATTCAAGAAAGCCAAGGTCCAGGC